TAAGAAATATTAGGTTGGAAATAAATAGGTGACTTGTCACGGTCCTCTTCACTAGCTTGTAAGAATGCTCTTTGTGCTTGAGCTTCCAAATACTGGATACGCTGCAAGTCAACGCCAGGTAACTGCATTGCCATAGAGTGCGATAACTGTTTTTGAACACAGTTAATCCAACGGTCTGGCACATAGATTTGGTTTGTTAAAGACCCAACGTCTTGCATTTGGACTTCCACAATCAGTTGGAACATTTGAAAATCGTTGTTTGGAACAGGCCATAAGTACATTGATGGCTCAATAGTACGGTCAAACCAATATTGCAGTGAGCGAACAGATGGGAACTGTTTGTTTGGGAGATTCCAGTAATTGTCGCGGTTTAAGCGCGCTAGTGGAATCACTTGCTGGCTTGTAGAGAAAACAATTTGACGAATGGAGAATGTTGGCGCTACTGTCTCGCGCAGGCGATAGTAAAGATACGGCGGCGTTGTAGAAATGTTAAAATACTTCCACTCTCTATCTGCCAGTGTAGTTGCCGGGAACTGTTGGATTGTTGTCCAATGAATTCCATCGTTACTTGCCTCGTAGGCAAAGTTGTATGTAGTTGTGCCACCAGTTGCGTTGTAGCCGTTAAAGCCAACATAAAACACTGGGTTTGAACCTTGGTATTCTAAACCAAACCAGTTTTCACCGACGGTAGAGGTAGATACTAGGTCCAGGTTTTGCGCAAATACAGCTGGAGACTCTGGATTGTCAGCCGGCAAATATTGGGCAGCTGATGAGTTGATGATGTAAACCCAATTTGATTCCCGTACGTCAATAACAGTTTTAGGCAGGACTAATTGTTGCTGAGCTGTTAAGGCGCCATACAGTTGGTTTTCTAATAGCCAAAGGTTAACGCCAAGGTTTGATAAGTTTTGTAGGTTGTAAAACAAAGCCTGCTTTGCCGCGCCGATAAGTTCAGGCGTCATCTCTTCTGCTGTCTTACCAGCGTCACGAAATGCGTAGGAAATTAGTTGGTCAACATTGACCGTTGTGTTGCCAGTGGTTCCACTATAAGCCATATTAACGCCCTCTTCCGGCTGCTCGCTTAGTTACTTTTTGGGGTAGGTTAGGTTTTGCTTTGCCAGACGCAACAAATTCCTTGCCAACCTTTTTAGGGATGCCAAGGGTTGATTTACCGGCAGCAGCCGCGTACATAGCGGCCTGCTGATCTTTAGACTTAATCGGCATTAGCTACAAGTTCCGCCAGTGTTTAGCTTTTTAACTTTGCCGCCCTTTTTCTGGGCTGGCATTGGGACGCCTTGGGGTGCAGGCATTGCAGCTGGGGCTGGAGTAGGGGCAGGCTGTAACTGTTGACCGGCACTAGCTAGGCCAGTAGCCATTTGCTCTGCAGGGCCCATAGGGGCACCGGAAGCGCGTTGGAGTTGTTTGGCACGTAGGTACTTAGCTTCGTTCTGACGAGCAATAGCGTTTTGCTGCGGTGTGCCCATGATGTTGTTTTTGAGTGTGTCCAAAATACCGCCATCAGCCATCTTCTTAATGGAGCCGCCTTTTTTGTACTTGTTTGGGCCACCTTTAGCACCAGAGGCCGCATCGGCAGACTTACCAGACTCTTTGCTCTTGATGTATGGGTCTTTATGACCAGAAGCACCAACGGTTTTGGCGCCTACATCTTTGCCTTTTGTTGCAGCTTTAGATGGGGCTGCAGCTTTACCTGGCTTGATGTCTTTTGTTTTTTGAATGTTGTCTAGGTCACCGGCAGATTTTTTGGCTTCGTATACGTTTGTTACAGAGCCGCCAGTTTTGTATTTTTTAACGGTGCCAGTTGCTTTTTTAGCGCGGCCACCTTTTTTCAATGCAGACAGATCGGTCTTTTCACCATCGTGCTGCTGGGAGTCGTGCATACCAAAGGCTTTTTTAACTACCTTTTTGTCCTGGGCGATGTCAGCAGATTCTACTGACTTACGGTCGCGCTTGGTGAAGTTTTCAACTTGGCGCTGAATAGAGCCACCTTCTTTAAAGCAGGCGATTTGTTTTGGTAATTTTTTAAAGCCGTCCATGGTAATTCCTCGAGGTTATTGGGTTGTAAGGGTGATCAATCCCTTATATCTACTAATACGTCAAAAAGGGCTAAATCGCCCCTAAGAATAGGTCTCTTTCGCGTTTTCTGCGGTTTGTTAGCACTGCCGGTTTGTTCCACATCAAGATGGCGTCAGCGGCACCTTGCAGGTCATTTTCATTGATTTTCTTGACCACTGTGGACTTCTTAAAATTAGTCTCACCAATATTAAAGCACAGGCTGTATAAGGCGTCAAACTGATGCTGCTGGAGGGGTACCTTCACCGAGGTCTCTACGGCCTCGCTACACCACTTTAAATCGCTTCTGAGGAGTTCTTGTACCTGTTCGTCTGTCAGGGTGGCGGTTAATAGGTATTGTTCATCGGCTTTGATGAGGTGGCCCACGCCAATTGTTGGCAGGCCCTTAGAGTCCTTGTAGGCCTTGTTACGGGCGCCTTCTTCTTTGGTGATAAAGTCTAGGGTTGATTTAGCGATTGCCATGATGTTTTCTTCAATCTGGGTGTATCTATCTGTAAAATGGACCGCGGCGAATATGCCCAGGACCCATAATAGTACTACTAAAAACTTCTTATTCATTTTTGCTCCTTACTCTGCGCGCAATACTTAATATCGTAAGTACTACTAATACGCAAATTGGGGTTTATTTAATGCTTAGTGAGTCGTACTGTTGGTAGCAGGCGTTGAGGGCTGTTCGCAAGATGTCGGCTCGGGCAGCTTCCCGCTCAAGAAAAGTTGCATCCTCGGCAGAAAGGGACAGCCCAGTTCCACCTTGTCCATTGCTGGAGGTTTGGGTGCGACTGGGACGGCTGCGCAGCTGCACAAGAGCGTCAGCGAGGCTGTTATTGATAGCAGCAATTTGAGCATCTTTATCTTTCCTTATTTGGTCTGCGGCGGCTTGGTGTTTTTCTTGGAGCTCTTGGGTGAGGGCTTGTTGGCTCGCCTTGTAGCGATCGAATCTCGCAGCTTCCAAGCTAAAGCCAGTATAGCCAGCCAGAAATAAAAGTGCAGCAAATAATCCAATTTTGACATAAGTAAGTACCGGTAAAGGGAACATTATCTGAAACCGCTTATCCTCGGAGAAAAAACAAAAGTAGCTTGCCAAGGATCTGGTTTAGGATAAACATTATTATCCACCAAGCCCCTAATATTCCAGCCCAAATTAATGTAAATACACCGAGAGCTAGAAAAAATCCGCTTAACGCAAGTGAATTGAAAGAGTCCATTAGCATGAACCAAGCACCAGCCTTCTTTCGCATTATCATTGTCCTTAATCGTTGGGTCGCCAGCAACAGTCGTTGCGTATGGGGCAACTAAGTTACGAAGCGCAAAGGCATACGCTGGGTTGCGCCAGAGCCACTTCACCTTAGACCAGTAGCTTGGCGGGTTGTTGGCTTGGAACGTAGCGTCGCCGTCAAGTGAGTTGTCTGGTGTCTGGAACCAAGACAGCCACTTGGGCAGACGAGGACCGGGACCCCAGTATGAATGGTTATCATTCCAGCCGTCTTGCGTTGATGCAAAGATTGGCAGGATGGGGGCTAGGATCACGGCAAGCAGCGTGATCAGCAGGCTGATGGGCACTAAGAGCAGGTAGATGATGTAGATCATTCTGGTTCCGATTTTTGTTTCATGGCCACACTGGCTCCGCCGGCGGCTGAGACGATGCCAAGGGACTCGGCAAGTTCACGGATGCTGACAGTGTTGTGCATCACCTCATAGAAGGCTAGGGCGATAATCGCAACCATGCTGACTAACCAAGTTACTCGGCCGATGTCGTAGGTTGCGTTGTCTTTGCCGGTGAGGAGTTGGCGCAGAACTTCGTTCATTTTTGCATGCGGTCTAGTTTGTCTTCTAGGCGGTGCAGGGCCTTTAGCACCTCTTCCCAGCGGTCTGAGAAGTCGTCCTTGTGCATGTAGTTCTCGGCAAGGTGGGTGCGCAGGTCGTGCAGGTCTATTTTAAGCGACTG